GATATAACCACGAAACAATTGCACTTGGTTTTGCGATAACTGAGGAGGCTATAGAGGACAACCTTTATGATTCTCTTTCGGCTCGTTATACCAAAGCTCTTGCTCGTGCTATGTCTTACACAAAGCAAGTGAAAGCAGCTAACGTTCTTAACAATGGATTTGATAGTGCATTTACTGGAGGAGACGGAGTTGCTCTGTTTTCTACAGCACACCCTCTTACATCAGGAGGAACAAATTCAAACACACCATCAACTGCAACTGATTTGAATGAAACTTCTTTGGAGTCTCACATAATTCAGATCGCTGCTTGGACTGATGAGCGTGGTCTGTTGATTGCAGCAAAGCCTCGTAAATTGATTGTCCCACCAGCGTTAATGTTCGTTGCCACTCGTCTTCTAGACTCAGAGCTTCGTACATCAACTGCTGATAACGACATCAATGCGATTCGTACTATGGGTGCGATTCCAGAGGGATACGCAGTTAATCACTTCTTAACAGACAGTGACGCTTACTTTATAACTACTGACATTCCTAACGGATTAAAACATTTTGTCCGTACCCCAATGTCTACTTCTATGGAAGGGGACTTTGATACAGGTAATGTTCGTTATAAAGCTCGTGAGAGATATTCCTTCGGATTTTCTGATCCATTGGGAATATTCGGATCACCAGGTGCGTAATTGATTGACGATTAAGGGGGTTTAAACGCCCCCTGTAATCTAGGGTTTTTTTGATTCACACTAACTGACCTAGCAGACGTAGTAGAGATAGTGTGAAAATGTGCTACTACACAAGGAGAATTAAAAATGGGTACGACTACCTTTTCAGGACCAGTAAAATCAGACGCTGGTGTTACCTCATTAGGGCAGGTAAAAAGCGGAACTATCGAAACCTCTACAGGGACTACTGTAGGTACAGATGTAAATAACATGGGTACTGTCTTGTTGTCTCAATCAGCAAGAGTTGATGTAGTTGGTGCTACCGCTTCAACAGTCATAGCTACCTTACCTGCTGGATCACAAATTACCAATGTATATCTAAATGTTTTTGAAGCTGTTAGTGCGTGTGCAGCAGCAACTTTTGTTATCGGAACAGGCACGGCAGATGCTTCATTTTTGGCAAGCACTGACGTTACATCTGTAACAAATGTAAGAAGCTCTGCAATGGCATCTGCGTCAATTAATGTAGGGGCAACAGATCTACAAGTTGTAGGAACTTTTTTCCCTGCCTCTGCGGCAAATCTTGGAACTTTAGGAGATGCAGTAGCCACAGTTGAGTATCGTCAGCCTGCTTCTGCTGGTGGATTCTATACTATTTAATGAGGAGTAAGTTATGCAATCAGATGTATTTGCTATTACACCATCCTCTGACGATAATTTTTATTTTGCTTCCGCTACAGCAACAGGCACTGTAACTTTACTAAGGCACGTTCCAGCCAGAAATGGTGCTGGGTATAAAGTGTCTGTTCAAAATAGTGCAGGAGACGATTCCAGTACCAACTACAACATATCTGGTTTTGTGGTTGGTGACTTGGGAGGAAGAACAGTAACTGAAACTCTTGCAGGAGGAGAAAGTGCGGTCACAGTATTTAGCACTAACTTTTATTCAAGACTTATTTCTTTTGAAGTAGATTCTGGAACTTCTGTGGGAACAATTCAAGTAGGGTATGGTGGAGACTTGGCTTTGCCAAGAACAAGAATTAAGGCATTTAATTATGCTGCCCAAACGGCTGCTGGCTCAATTACAGTTTCTAGTAATGAAGATTCTGTTTTACCAATACTGGAGATAAACTCTCCAGCAGGCATTGTAGAATCCAGTCATCTTACTATTCCAGAAAATGGAATATTGACTACAGGGACTAATATAAACAGTTTTGCGACTGTCACGTTAAGTAATATTACAAACTTAACGTTATATTGTGGCTAAGTCTAAAGGCATGGGCATAAGAACTTCTGTGAAGTCGGGCAATTTTCGTCCGACTAAACAGGGTGCAGGCATGACTAAAAAAGGAGTGGCTGCTTATCGTAAGGCTAATCCTGGTTCTAAGTTAAAAACTGCTGTCACAGGCAAGGTTAAAGCTGGCTCTAAAGATGCAAAGAGACGCAAGTCATTTTGTGCGAGATCGGCAGGTCAGATGAAAAAATTTCCCAAAGCAGCAAAAAATCCTAATAGCCGTTTACGTCAAGCGAGAAAGAGATGGAAATGTTAAAGCCAGCCGCCAAGCGTAGAGGTCGCCCTCCTAAGATAGAAAGCAAAGTTGCTGTTCAAGGCAATGAGATTAAACATATGCAAGAGGACATGGATGAAATGAAAAAAGATATAGAAGAAATAAAAAAATCTATATCTGAAATACACAAAGTTCTTTCTGAAGCTAAAGGCGGATGGAAGGCTCTTATATGGGCAGCAGGTGCAGGCGGTGCAGTTGTTGCAGTTTTAGGTACGTTATATCAAATATTAGGGAGTAAATAAAAATGGTGCTACCAGCTATTCCAGTAATTTTAGCAGGAGCGGCTAAGGCTCTAGGGTCTGCTGCTGTAAGAAAAATGTTAAAACAAGGTGTTTCTCAAGCAGTTATAAGAAAAAAGGGAGCAAAGGAAGCAAGCAAAAAGGCTTTTAAAAAATTAAGAAGACAACAAAGAGAGAGAGCATCAGATCAAAGATTTGAAGGTAAATCTGCCAAAGAGATGGATAGAATGATGAGGGAAGAAGAGGAAAAAATTAGATCCATTGCTGAAGGCGGTATGAGAAACCCCAGATTATTTGATCTTAAAATGCAAGCTGGAGGTAAAGTTACAGCTAAGAAGGTAGATAAGATAAAAGGTAAACCAGGAACGCAGTCTGGTAGAAGAGATACGTCTAATATTATAAAAAAGATAAAAAAACTTGAAGCTCAGTTAAGAGGTAAGAGCGATAGGCGTGTTACTACAGCTTATGGAAAACAAAAAAGTTCTTATACACCTTACGAAAGCGGTATATTTGATTTTGCCTTAAAGAGAGACTCACAGGGTAAAGTGCTGGGTGACGACTATGTAAAAATAAGAGACAGAAAAGTTCCAAGGGACTCAGGGCTTACAATTATAGAAGCTGATAGATTTGGTATTGATACAAAATATGCACCAAAAATCGGCAAAACCACCACAATGGATAAGAAGAAAACAGAAAAGGGTAAGAAAGCTGGAGGCAGAGTAAAAAAAATGAAAGCTGGTGGCTTGGTAAAGAAAATGGATGGCATAGCAATCAGAGGTAAAACCAAAGGAAGAATTGTTTAAACTTGGAGGCAAAAAATGGCTATTAAAAAGAAAAAAACTACAAAGAAAAAAGCAGGATCTAAACCTACTAATCCTGCTTTGTACGCTAGAGTAAAAGCTGAAGCAAAAAGAAAATTCAAGGTTTTTCCGTCAGCTTATGCTTCAGGGTACATAGTGCGTCAGTATAAGGCAAGAGGTGGGGGCTACGCATAATGTCTCTCAAAGAGTGGTTTGGTAAAGGTAAAAAAGGTGATTGGGTAGATATTGGAGCAAAGAAAAAGAAAGGCAAGTTTCAACCTTGTGGAAGAAAGTCAGCTTCTAAAAGCAAAAGGGCTTATCCAAAATGTGTCCCAAGAGCTAAAGCCAAAACTATGACCAAAGGACAGATAAGGTCAGCAGTACAACGTAAAAGAGCAGCAGGCAATCCTGGCGGAAAGCCTACTAATGTTAAAACTATTTTAGGAAAAAAACGCAGTGTCCGTAAAAAAAGCAAATCCTAGAATACCTAGAAAAAAAGGGCAACCTGCTAGGTCAAAGAAGCATTCGGATTTATACACTGACGAAAATCCTAAAGGAACTATAAGGGGATTAAAGTTTGCTACAAAAGATGATGCAGTCAAAAGTGTTACAAAGATTAAAGGAAGTGGTCGTTCAAAAGCTCACAAAATTCAAGCAGCTATTGCAATGGAACAAAGAGCGAGAGTGATGGGTAAAAAAGATGCTGCTGGTGTGTACAGGAGATACATTAATAGTGTAAAAGCAAAGAAATAACGTTTAAACTATAACTTGGAGGTTTTAGGTGGCTTATTTAATTAGCAATATTCCGTATTTTAAAGTTTGGGTAAGGAAAGAATTTACGAATGGACATGAAAACTATCACGGGGAGTTTATACACGGACTGGCTGTGGCTGTCACGACAATGCCAGACAGATGCCTTAGTTTCCAAATCATTTTCACAGGATGCGAAGCAGACGACCCAGACGCAGGACTTGACAACGTTCATGGAGGGGCAATGTGGGCGAGGATGCCGATCACAGCATTATGTGGGGACATCCGAGTGGATGAGTTCCCAGAAAGAATGGAAACCCACCTTGCACAGCCGTGGGACTGCCCATCACACCACCACTCAATTGTATCCCTCAACAGATGCAAACCAAGTCCGTGGCTTGCAAAAATCGCAGGAGAGTTCCACACAGCTAGATATCTCTTCACTGTGGACTTCACCGAAAGCGAAATCGCAGACGATCCAGCCCAACACAAACAGAGTCATGTTATGGTGCTAACGGACGGAGAGTGGAAAGGTAACATGGTA